GAACCATGTCCTAACTGTGGCTCGTCAGATGCTAACTCACGTTACTCTGACGGACACACGTTCTGTTTCTCGTGCCATACATATGTACCGGCGGATGGGGACAATCCACCACTACAAATGAATATAAATGAAAGAGTACAATTTCTCGGATCAGCTGAACAGCTGCACAAACGAAGAATATCAGAAGCCACCAATACCTTCTATCGAATCTATCGGTATGGAAATACCTTACGCTTCCCATATTATGATGAGCATGGACAGGTTGTTGGGTTCAAAATCAAATCAAAGAAAAAAGAGTTCCACTATGAAGGTGGAAAAACAGACCAACTATTCGGACAACACCTGTTCCCAACAAGTGGAAAAAGAATAGTAATCACCGAAGGAGAATTAGATGCTGCCAGCTGTTACGAGGTTATGTCAGGTTGGCCGATGGTCAGCCTACCTCATGGTGCGGCAAGTGCCAAAAAAGACCTCCAAAAAGCAATCCCATTCTTACAGGGATACCAAGAGATCGTCCTCTTCTTCGACAACGATGAAGCAGGGCGTACGGCCACTGAACTTGCCTCGGGAATACTCCCCTCCGGCAGAGTTAAGGTGGCTCGACTCGAAAATTATAAAGATGCTTCAGATGCTCTCCAAGCTGGGGATACTGACAGCATCAGAAAAGCCATCTGGGATGCCAAGCCATACAGACCAGACGGAATTATAGATGGTAAGAGTCTATTTGATGTAGTAACTGCACCAACAGAGGAAGCAGTATGGGAATACCCATTCAAAGGTATGAACGATAAGCTACATGGCATAAGGTATGGCGAACTTATCACAATCACAGCTGGTACTGGCTCTGGTAAGACATCATTTGTCAGAGAGCTAGCCTCAGAATTGTGTCAACGTGGTGAGACTGTTGGTATTCTAGAATTAGAAGCCAACAACAAACGTACAGCTCTTGGCTTGATGTCAGCAGCTGTAGGTAAAGCACTCCATATCGGAGAACATGAACCAGAAGAATTAAAGGAGGCATTCGATGCTACGCTTGCTAATTGGGACGTCTTTCTTTTTGATGGCTTTGGTAGTTTTGACCCAGATGTTATTTACAACAGGATCGAATACCTTGCCAGTGGATTGGAATGTCGTGTTATATTCCTAGACCATTTAAGTATATTGTTATCAGGACTTGATGGCGATGAAAGACGTATGATTGACTCTACTATGACTAGACTTAGAAGTCTTGTTGAACGTACGGGTATCACCCTATTTTTAGTATCACACTTAAGGAGAAGCAACAGTGACAGTAATTCGCACGAGGAGGGAGGACGTGTATCCCTCGGACAACTACGAGGTTCTCATTCGATCTCTCAAATCAGCGATACAGTCATCGCTCTGGAGAGAGACCAACAAAGCGAAGATGCTAACAACATTACAACTGTTAGAGTTCTTAAAAACCGATATTCGGGAGAAGTTGGCGTCGCAACAAGATTAACCTACGACCTATCCACCACTAACTTTTATGAAACTACGACCAAAGAAGAGCCAGAATTTGACCCAACCGTCGACTTCTAGGCTAACCAAACCTAACCCACCCACTAGGAGACAGATTGACAGAGCCCAATTTAAAGACAAAACCTATTACCCTCCTGTTCGACCTAGAAACAACACCACTAACGGCAAGAAATAAACAGATCCACTGCCTAGTCACGATGGACTATGAGACAGGTGAGATCACAAGATATAACGACACAGGAATGACAGACCCTATAATCAGAGGAGTTCAGTATCTAGAACTAGCTGACACTATTATAGGACATAATATCATTGGGTTTGACTTACCCATAATAAAACATATATATCCTTTCTTTGAACCAAAGGGAGTGATAGTAGATACACTAATATTATCAAGGCTATACCACGCTGATATGTTAAATACAGACAGAAACACACAGCACAAAGGTATGCCAACCAAACTGTATGGTCGCCACTCTTTAGAATCATACGGCTACAGATTGGGAGAATACAAAGGGAACTTTGGAGAAACTTCCGACTGGCTAAAATGGTCACAGGAGATGGAGGACTATTGCGAACAAGACGTTATTGTTACAAATAAATTATGCCAACATTTCCACCCTTACCTGATTGGGTAAAACTAGAACATCAGGTTGCACATATACTACAAAAACAAGAAGAACATGGATGGTATTTCAACCAACAAGCCGCATACGAGCTCGAATCAACTCTGCGAAGAGAAATGGAAGAAGCTACAGAAGTATTACGCAGAAAATACGGGTTCGTTGCTGGAGCAGTGTTTACACCTAAGCGAAATAACAGGACACAAGGGTACGTACAAGGATGCCCATTTACAAAACTTAAACAACTTAACCCAACATCAAGAGACCACATAGCATGGATTCTGAAGACCCACGAAAACTGGACACCAAGACAGCTTACCCCCACAGGCAAGCCAGTCGTAGACGAGACAGTATTGAAAGATATTGGGTCGGAGACAGCCCTCTTGTTTCTGAGATGTCTCGATATTACCAAGAAATTGGGGATGATCTCGGAAGGCGTGAACGCATGGAACAAGCTTGTTACGACGTGTAACAGGATACACCATCATTGTTCGGTTGCTACCAACACATTTCGATGTGCACACAGAAAACCAAATTTAGCACAAGTACCATCAGATGAAAGATTTAGAAAACTATTTCAAGCTACACCTACTAAAGTTCTGGTCTCTGCCGATCTTAGCGGTATTGAGCTCAGGATGCTCGCCCACTACCTCGCCAGATACGATAAAGGACGTTATGCTAGAATCCTTACAACAGGAGATATACACCAAACCAATGCAGAAAGGATCGGAATTACTAGAAGACAAGTTAAAACTGTCACCTACGCCTTCCTTTACGGTGCCGGAAACATTAAATTAGGGAGGAGTTTTGATAAGTTACTACCAGAAGAAGCCGCTGCACAAAAGGGAGCGGATATACGTAAAGCTTATGTTGCTGCCATTCCGGGTCTTGCGGAGTTGCTACAGGCTTGTCAGAAGTGTAGTCAAAGAGGTTATGCAAACGCCATCGACGGTCGTCGTATCGGCGTGGACAAAGGGCATAAGTTTCTCAACTACCTCTTACAGGGATCAGCAGCAACGATCGCCAAGAGATGGATGGTCACCATAAACGAGTGCATGCCAGAAGATGCACACCAGCTATCCTTCATACATGACGAGCTTAATTATGAATGTTATCCTCGTGATTGTGAAGATTTGGCAAAATGGCTAGAGCTTGCAGCCAAATTAGCAGGCGAACATTACCACCTAAGATGCCCTATCGCAGCAGAAGCTAAGATTGGACAAACTTGGGCTGACGTACATTAAACCACCATGAATATATTAATAGATGCAGACTTCATAGTATATAAATGCTGTGCAGCCTGTGAAACAGAAATAGACTACGGGGAAGACGTTATATTTGTTACATCTAACTTTAGTGACGCCTACAAGGCAGTTACCAATGAGATTAGCAAGATAACCTCTCATTTTGGCGGATTTTCCGAACCAATTCTCTTCTTTTCAGACACCAAAAATTTTCGGAAAAAAATTTCACCGGAATATAAAGGTCATCGAAACAGAAAAAAGCCCTGTGGCTATAAACGTGTAATATCCAATTTAAGGATACAATACAACGTAATAATTATGAAAGAGCTAGAAGCTGATGATGCTATGGGCATCTTCGCTACAGCTCACCCCGGCAATGTAATTGTCTCACCTGATAAAGATATGAGACAGATACCCGGTAAACTATACAACCTCGAAGATACTATCACGATTACACCAGAAGAAGGTGCTAAGTGGCATTTGATCCAGACCTTAGCGGGCGATCAGACAGATGGCTACAGTGGAGTACCGGGGATAGGAGTGAAGAGAGCTGAGACTCTATTTAATAAGGAAGGCTACAGCTGGGCTACAGTTACTAAAGCTTTTACAGATAAGGGACTAACCGAAGAGGATGCATTGCTAAACGCAAGGCTGGCCCGAATACTTACAATCGAGGACTATGATACCGAACAAGAAGAACCCAAACTCTGGACACCCGAAGCTACCTATACCATTAACTCTGGAACAGGACTTCAAGATGAGAGTGATTGAAGATAATTTACGTAAACATTATGACAAGAAGGAGGACGTTGTTACTGTCTTCCTTGCTTTACAAAGACAAAATTTCGCATTAACTAATGCACTTAAAGATTTAATAGAAAACAGTATTATTATTTAAAATGCCAGAACTAATCTCCCGCACTGGACGGGTAC